TGTTTACCTTTAGATTGGTCAACAACCGCATCATGCCAACCTTGTGCAGGTGTATAAAGTGCATGACCGACCTCATGACCACAAAGCAGGTCATAAAGAGCACCAGTCATATTTTGCCAGATTGGGAGATATAGAACTCGGTTCTGTGGGTCGAATCGAGCAGTTTTAATCTTTTGGTGTTCAACCGTAAGATTCTCGGTCGCCATCAGTTTGGCGAGCTGCGATTTTTGTTCAGCAGTAAATTGCATATTTGATATGTCCTTTTGTCACGCTATAATACATTGTAACATAGGTAGACCGAACTGTCAACCAGCTGTGTTGTATAAAAACAACAGTCGGAAAGTCAGTCGGAACAAGAGTTTGGAGCGGTTAACAGGAGTTAAACCTGTCTGCCTACGGGGGTAGGTTGTCTCGGACTCACCGCATTAAGGACATATTACACTATTACTTATGCTTTGTCAAGTGATTTATCGACCTACTTGAGGCAAATATTTCTCTTTTGCCTGTTCCCAAGTCAGGTAGATTAAGTCATCATAGAACAAAGATTCGGTAGATACTTTATCTTTTTTCGCCAATTGTTTGATACGAGGTTTGGCATGTTTCTGTTTCCAAATCTCAACCAAGTTCTCTACACTTGTATCAAATGATTTGGTTAGGTCTTTTACTTCACATTCTTTACGGAGAAATTCACATGTCTTATCATAAAGAGGTGTATAGTAAATGCCTCTAGCATGTTCACTACGAATCAATTCTTTTGGAATATCCAGTTGTGAATATGCAAAGTTTAATGACCTGTTCTTGTGGTCTCTTTTGTGAGGTTGTCCACTAGGTTTCTTCGCCACATACCACTCGAAATACTTTCTTGTGTGATTCTTTTTTAACCACTCACGAATTAGGTAACGAGTTTCACGCAATGGTTCAAATGACACAGAACCAGAGGTAAATCCCATTGGTTGCCAAAAATCTAGGTTATCATATTGTGAAAGACCACCTGCCTTAGTTTTGCCATAAAGCGATGTGGTTGTCACCGAGACAAGTTTATCACCATATAGTTTTTCCCAAAGTTGTTGCACAGGGTCAGATAAACACAATAATGCAAGTAACTTACCACCCACATAATTAAAACCTAGTGGTTGCAATGGCACGATTGTAGAACCGATTGCAGTATGATTAATCATTGCACCTTGTGTTTTGATTTCTCTTGACCAACCGATAAAGTTGTCTCTTGGTGTCAAATCGAGGAAGTCGGAACTGATACAGATAACACCAAGATACTTTTTGGTAATCTTATCTCTTACAACAAAGTTAAGATTTCTGCCAATGTTAGAATTGTTTTTCATTGTGGATGAAAATGTTCGTATTGTATTCCACAATTCAGGCAGGTCTTCCTCTTTGTTTGTATAGACCAGTTCAGGTTCTAGTTTGAGGTAATCGTCAGGGTCTTTTTGCACCCAAAAGTTTCGTTTAACTTCTTCGATTGCACGGCGTTGTTTCTCATCTGCAAGAACTTTCTTTTCACCTTCCCACAAATCATTTACTGTAATTGTAGGATATTTTTCTTGCACTTCGCACCACTTTTGAAAGAGTGTGTATTCACGAACATCCATGGCAGACACATAGGTCAACTCATTGATTGTTCTTTCCCGTAATTGGTCAAAGTCAACATCGGTAAATTCAATACCAGAATCAGACCACTTCTGCCATTGGGCTTCTACATCGTCTTTCGGGTCAAAACTATACGCCATTCAATATCTCATTCATTCTATTTTCAAAGTTTTCGTAATACCATGATTTGGGTTTCATAGTGTTACGGACATAATAATCTTCAATCGCAGGGAACATCTTATCTACATCCTGCATTTTTTCATACAGTTCTTCAACTGAATCAACTCTTTGCCATTGGTCAGCCACAAGTGTATTGTTACAATCATAATTCTTCCAAACAAAAGGAAGAATACCGCAGGCGATGGCTTCGTGGTATCTACTTGTCGTTGCGGCAGGATCCAACCAATTAAAGCAGAGAGTTGACCTTGCACCAGTTAAATCGTTTAATAGATTATACATCGAATCTATCTTCTTGTCAGGCACAATTGAGTTATATTTGCCAATGAAGTAAGACTTCAACTTGGCATCTTTCTTAATTCGTTTGAACACCAAGTGTCTTTCATCACCAGATTCAATGTTATCAATGAGTTTGCGTTTATCACAACCCCAATAAATGAAATCGTAATCTCTTCCCCAATCATCGAACAATCGCACAGGCATGTTTTCTTTGATGAAGTGATATTTCATGCCGTGTAGACCTCCAGGAACATCCATCTCATCAAAGATAGAAAACTTACCAATTGATTGGTCTTTAAATGTTCTTGTGCGATATAGTTCTTCATTATCGGCACGGTCACTACGCATTAGAATAACATGTTTATTCGCAAGGTGTTCACCAATTTGATGAATGAATTCATCAGACCTTTCTTTGTGTCTTGGGTCAACATACCCTTTGATGTGTTGAAAGAATTCATTTTCACTAGGAATAATTACAACATCTGCATCAAGAATATCATCTAACTTCTTACGATTGGCAGAACCCCATCCAAAGTTGCAAACACCATAAGTGTGTTGTGAGTTTTTTGAAATATATTCTTTGTATAACTCATAAAAAGAATCCATGATATCATGGAGAGGCGTTTTATAGTTTGTGCCACTTCTAAGGCGTGTGATTGTCAATTTCATGTTAATTTATTTCTAACGACCATTTTAGTAATTTTTGTCTGTTTCTTTCTTGCCATTTGTAGTGCAACAGGACCTACATGGTCGGTCATACGAATTCCATTCATGTGGTCAAGTTCATGTTGAAAACACCTTGCAGTTATGCCCTCTAACCTTGATTGCACTAACTGTCCATTTTCATCGGTGTATTCAACATCAATCCAATCTGGTCTGTCTATTTTAAGATATAAACCAGGGTAAGAGAGGCAACCTTCTTTCTCTTTAATTGTTGATGGTGACTTGCCTATAATTCTAGGGTTAACACAGGCAATTTGAAACTCGTCTGTGCCAATCACAAACACTCTTTCAAAAACACCGCATTGATTGGCAGACAAACCTATGCCGCCATATTGTTTCATGGTCATCTTTAATCGTTTGATAAGAAGTTCCATGAGTGGGTTCGGTAGTGAATGTTTGTATTCCGGTACCTGAACTTTCAACATTGGATGTTTTTCATCATATAAAGGTAAAGGTTCAACACGGACTTGTTGCGATGGTTGCGATAGTGCCGCACCAGTATCAATAATTAAGGTATCACTCATTTCATTATCCTTGAAAAGTTTTTCTCTTTAGTAAATCGTATCACATTGGCAAACTTGTCTTGTAGTATATCACCTTTGTGTGAGATAACAAACAAATTTACACCTTCTAACATATGTAGAATTTTCATCAGTTCTTCTGTACCATTGGCATCTAATGAAGAATCAAATGTTTCATCCAAAATCAATAAGTTTGTGTTTGATGAATTCTTTAATTTCGCCACAGCACGCCATGTCAACATCAATGCCATATCGATTCGTTGTTTTTCACCTTCACTAAAATTGTTATAGGTAAACTCATCTCTGTGGCGAGACTTGATTGTTTCTTTGAATGATTCATCAAGGTTAAAGTTAACAAAGAAATCTAATGATGCCAAGTATTTGTTCACCAACTTATTGATAACAGGCAAATACTGCTTAACAATCTTGGTCTTGATACCCGAATCTTTCAACAAACCAGATGCGACTTCAAGGTATGTTTTTTCATCAATAAGCGTTCTTATTTGACTTTTTAAACTGGTTAAGCAATCAGATATGACTGCTAACTCTTTTTCTTCTTTATCAGATACAGTCTTTGATTCTTTTAATTCATTGACCATCTTTTGCAACCTGGCAATCATTTTATTTGTTTCGGTGATTGTGGTGTTTAAGGTTGCAATTTCAACCTGTTTAGTGTTTAACTCTTTTTGTTTTTCTGCAATTGAATTCAGTTTATTTTGTTCATCAATTAACTTTTGTTCGAGCTCGCTGAGGCCATGCTCACATTTTTGTACCTTGTCAGAGAGACCGGTAAGTTCCGTTTCTTTAAACTCCATGGCAATGGTTTGCCTACAGGTTGGACAATTATCATTTGATTCAAAGAAATGTATATCTTTTCGAAATTTGGATAAGTTGCTTTCAATTTGCGATTCAAGTTTTCCAAGTTTCTTGACCTTATCCTCAATTTCAGTTTTACTAGCGACTTGTTCGGAGAGGTTCGAAACATCTTGTGTAAGTCCACTAATTTCTTCATGTAGGGTTTGTACCACACTCTGATTACTCTGTATCTCTTGAGCATATTCTGCCACCTTTACATCATTGTCTGTCTTTTGATTATCAATGAATTGTTTTTTCAGGTCATGTTTCTGTTGTGTAAGTTCGATTTCAGATTTTTTGTTTGCAAGCAAATCTTTATTGTTACTCAATCGGTCTTTAACCAAACCATTCATGGTTGAAAAGATTTGAATGTCAAGCAAGTCCTCAATAATTTCTCTGCGGTCTGCCGGTCTTAATTGCATGAAAGGCGTGAATGATGCAGAACCAAGAATTACAATCTGTGTAAAAGACTTGTAGTTCAATTTCAAAATAAACTTTTCAAGGTATTCTTGATAGTCTCTACTTGCGGCTTCTTGATTGATTAGTTCACCATTGCAATAAATCTCAAACACATTAGGTTTGATACCTCTTATAATTTTGTATGACTTATTGCCTGTGTCGAATTCAACTTCTACCACACAGTCTTTATTGTTGATTGAGTTCAACAATTGCGGTTTGTTGATATCACGGAATGGTTTGCCAAAAAGACCAAAACACAATGCATCAAGCATTGTGCTCTTACCTGAACCGTTCTCACCTACAATCAATGTGTTTGAATTGTTAGATAAGTTTATTTCAGTAAAATAATTTCCTGTTGAAAGTAAATTCTTCCAACGAACAAAACGAAATAGTATCATTCAGCCACTTCTGTATTCAATGCTTCAACATATAGTTCACGCATTAGATTTTTAAGTTTTTCGGATTCAACATCAAGGGTAAGATTGTCAATATACTTTGATAGTATAGTCATTGTATCTTCTGCTTGGTCAACAATATCTTGGTCATCATCAATTAAATTTTCTGTGAAATCTTCCACAATAGACAAATCGGATACACTTGCTTTGTATAGGTTGTCAATTACATGGTCAAACAAATATGGGTTCTGTTTATTCAGAACAACAACTTTGACATAACATTCTTTCAGTTTGTTAAAGTCATATTCTTTCCAATCTTCAAATGTCTTTGTACCGTCATCATAATTAATTTTATGAAACATGGCAAAAGGGTTCTGCACAAAAGATAGTTCTCTTGTTTCAGTATCGAAGATATGGAAACCTTTTGGGTCATTATAATCTGCCCATGTCATTTCGTAAGGCGTGCCAACATAGGTAATATTACCATTTGTTGACTTGTGATGAAAGTGACCAGTTAACACAACATCATACTTTGATAATGTGTTTTTGTCAATACCAGTTTCGCAAACATTGCCTCTGTCCATTTCAAAACCGGCAATTTCAAAATGCCCAAAACAAATTTGTGATTTCGATTCTTTCATGTGATTGAAGATATCATCCACATTGTCATCACAAATCCAAGGCACAACATCAATACCGATGCCATCAAAATCTACTGTTTGAAAATCTTCATAGATTTCAATGTTGTGATACTCATTTAAAAGCAATGCAGGTGAATTAACTTCAAGGGTATTCTTGTATGCTACATCATGGTTGCCAATCAATGTGTGTAGTTTGATACCTAGTCGGTCGCACTTGTCAAAAAAATATTTCCGAGATAGGTAGAGTGAATTAAAGTTGATAAACTTCCGTCTGTCAAACAAATCACCCATCTGAAAAACATCTTTAATATTGTTTTCAATCAGATAGGGAAAAAATACCTCATCATAAAATTTTTGGAAGTATTTGTGGAAATCTAAAGAATCACCTCGAGCACCGAAGTGTGTGTCACCCAATATGCATAATTTCATAACTGTTTTTTATAGTGTTCTATTTGGTCTTTTAGATTTAACCTTTGTTTTTTCATAACTTCTATTTTAAAATCAGAAAAGTTGCCTGTCTTTTCGAGTGAATCAATTGTTTTGTTCAATGTTCGGTGTCTTTCTTCTAAGACTTTAATATGGTGTTCCACTTTTAACTTGTCCATTATATCTCCTTTTTCAAAGGTTGTCAACAGTTATTCAGGTAAATCTTCTTCCATAAATTTTTCAAGACCTTTAGACTTACCTTCTTTTTTCTTGCGTTTGTTTTCTTCAAAGGTATGAATGAACTCCGATATATTATCATACAATTGGAACTGTTTCATATTGCCGTCTGAATCTTCAAACATTTCATATTCATCTAATATACCAAACTGTTCTGTTGCCTTATATTTGACATAGAGTTGTTTCTTCTCTTTCATAATACGGCGAAGAAATGCATAGTAAATGATTTGTGTAAAATAGGCAAATGGGTTCTTAGACTTGTCAGGGTCAAAGTTTCTGAAATACATTAGGCAGTTTTCTATGCCATCTGCAACCATTTCATCCCGAAAAGAATATGATATGAAGTTTGGTTTACGAGACAGGTGGTCTGCAATTTTATAGAAACACTCTCCAATATAGTTTGGAATCTGTGGGTCTTCCTTACCATCTTTCTTTGCAGTCGAACATTTGTCACGATATTCAATTAACGCCTGCAAAAAATCGGCATTGTTCACATAATGTTTTGTCGCTTTGGTCATAATATTTACCTGTTTTTCTGTTGACAAACGGCTTGACAACATGTATCATCATGGTGTTCCGTTTGATATTGATTAATGAATGTTACTCTTTCTTTTCTCTCTAAGTAGTTCAAACAATTCTTCTTCATTGATTTCTTCTTCCTCAATTTCATCATCTTCTTCGTCATCCAATTCACTAAAATTTCTTTGTTCTTCCATTCTGTGTTGCGCTTCATGCACAACATTACCATAATACCTAACTAAATCGTCTTTAGGTTCAATGATTGTAAGAATGTCAGATGCATATACAATCGCATTATTTTCTTTAATCAATTCAATTGGCAACCATGGTGCCATCATCATTACAGTTTGTCCTGTAGGTATTCTTTTAAAGATAATGTGCATTGGGTTATCTAAAAAGATGGTGTCATTTTCTTCATCTTGAATAATATCTGCCATAATATCTTCACCACTTTGCAGTCTGACAATCTTGATATTATTGTTGGTCGTTGTTTCCATTTTTTAGTTCTATGTTGTAAAATTTATAGTTGAACTTTTCTTCATCGTATATTTTAACACGCTCAATGAAATGTTTCAATGTGTAATTGGCAAATTTGCCTACACGAAAATCATCTACGATATCAAACAATGTCGCCTCAGTTTTATTATCACCAATTCGTAACCCACGACCTATCGATTGTAGATTACGAACTCTGGACTTTGAAGGAGAGGCGAAGATAATGTTATGAAGATTACGGATATTGACACCAGTGCTAAAAGTGCCGTAACTAGCAACAATAATTGCATCTCTTTCTTTCTCAGTAATTGAACGAACTGATTCTCGCACCTCAACATCAGTACCGCCAAATACAAAGAACACATGCCTATTGCCCGATAGACTTTTGATGTTAGCATATAAATCTTTACCATGTTTCTCCACGAATTGAAATAAAATTAAAGTGTTGCCATCTAAAGATAAAGTCAAGTTGCGAATGAAATCATTTCTGGCTTTATTTTGAACGATGTAATCAAGTTCTGTATTGTAGTCCCAATCTTTTGCTTGTTTGCAAATGTTTTCGGAATATTTTAAAATAAGGCACTTAATTTTAAAATCTGCTAACTGTCCTTTTTCAATCAGTTCGGATGTAGTTACTGCTTTATAAACTGGTCCAAACAACCCTTCCAATACAAGTCGATGCGTTTGTGTACCATCTAATGTACCAGTTGTTCCTATTCTATATTTAGCTTGAGTGCAACCTGATAAAATAGTTGTAAGTGATTTGGCTTTAAATTGATGTGCCTCATCACCAAGAACAAAATCGAATTGTTCAAAATACTCTTTATCGTTTTTGTAGATTGATTGCCATGTAGTGATTGTCAAGAATTTATTTGTATGTTTTTCTTTTCCTGAATACTGTCTATGGCAATATTCTTCTGAATCATAACCATATGATTCGAAATCGGAATACATTTGTTCAACTAATGATGTAGTTGGTACAATGAGTAGACCTCTCTTATGTTCTTGTTGTAGGTGTCGAACAATAAGGTACAGAATTAAACTTTTGCCACTCGCAGTTGGAGAAAGCAATAAAATACGCTTGTTGCGTATCGCATGAACATAAGACATTAATTGATAGTCTCTGACTTCAAGAGGTATATCAAGAGTATCAATAAATGCCTTTGCTTCAACTAATGAGTAGTTCTCTGTGATTGAAACATCAGAATCAATTTCTAATGTGTATTCTCTCTCATCACAAAATTTCTGAATGTAAGGAACAAGTCCATGGTAAATAGTGAACGACCGCAAATCTGCCAGTCTAATCTTACCATCCCACATTCTTGATTTGTATGCCGGTGTGAATTGATAACCAGGCACATAAAAGGTAAAGTAGTCACTCAGTTCTTGTGCAGTACCTTTGTCACACTCAAATTTTATAAACGCTTCATTGAGTTTATGTAAAATAATATCAGACACCTTGAATAAATCTTTCCCATGCAATGAAGTCACGCAATTGAAATGTGCGACTGTTCAATTCTTTTAAAATAGAGGTGCAGACTTCGACAATTTCATCATGCATAATTTTTTGTGCAGTATATTTGTTTAAATCTTCATCACTCTCCATATATGTAGAGATATCGGATTTCAATACAAAAGGAAAAGGTGTCCACCCGTATTTCTTCAATTCATCATCATCTAGTTTACCAGTATAAAATTCCCATTTAAGTTTCTTCATTTTGTTATACTTAAACTCCGCTTCTTTGGAAAGCAAACGATGGCGGCTAAGTATGTTCAAATACTTACTGTGTAATTTGGGAATGTCAAGAAGTGCCTTACCAGGTTCGGTTCGGTCAATGTCGGCGTCTTTACGCCATTCTTCCAATAGTTCGTCTAACTTGCTCATAATAAAAGCCTCCTTCAGAGGAGATTACACTAATTGACGGTGATTGTCAAGCGTTTTTAGAATAATTTTTCAATATCGTAGTAACTGTACCTGAATGTTCCGTCTGCCGTTAATTGACTATCGGGACTATCAGAAGCTGCCATAACGAATGTAGATACTGTTGTGGGGAACACATCGTAGAATTTAAACCTAAAATACGGTTTGTTTGAAGATGATAAAATGGTAATCGAGGCATCAGAGTATTGAGGTTTTAAAGATGCCTTTGCGCCTGACGCCCTATTTAAATTACCTAAATTTCTATACTCGGCAAAATCAGTAGGGAAAGTCATTGCACGAATCCAATCGTGTATTTCTCTCCATGCAGTAAGTTCTTCATCAATAAAGAAAGTCACATTCAGTAAATCATAAATGGCTTTTTCACCAGGAATATACAAGTCAACAAATGGAGTATTTTGTGGAATTTCAGACAAAGAGATGCCTGGCACAGATAAAGACTGGCAAAAGAATTGCGTGTTTGGCAACCTACTAAAGTTTAAAGTAAACTTATTGGGTTGTAAAAAGTTTTGATTTGATGGATTTCTGTCGAGTGCTGTCATGCTATTATTTATGCGAAAAAAAAGACCCACTTTTTAAGGTGGGTCTTTGAATATAGTCTCTTGTTGTTATTGTTATTAACGAGACTTTAGAGATTACATCAAGTTAGAAATCTTGAACGCACGGTAGTAAACATTGGAGTTTACATTGATTGCGCCAGAACCAACTGAGGTACCTTGTGCAAATGGGTTAGCGACCAAACCGTAACGGGTCTTGAAACCAATCTTAGGTTGGAAGGTACCGGTATCAACGGCACGAACCATTTGTAGAGGAACATATGGGCAGTAGAATAAACCAGCGTCATATGCGTTAGAACCCTTGTAACCGATAACAGCAAACTCAGAAGTGCTTGATGTTGGGAAATATGGGTCGATGTAAACTTTGATACGACCAAACAATGTACCTGCGAAGGTATTGCCTGTGTCATCAACTGTCAATGAAACATTTGATGCCAATGCAGAGTTGTAATCAAGGATACCTGCCATTGCGAGTGCAGAAGCAACATCGCTTGAGCAAATCATAATGTTACCTTTACCACGGCGGGTTAACTTAGCGATGGTGTTAGCTTCACGCTCGATTTGGAATGCCAAACCTTTAACTTTTTCAACCATCCAACGACCGTTAGAATCGGTATCTAAGTCAAATGTACCAGCAGTAGTTGTACCTACTTGAGCACCAACTTTTGCAGTTGAGTAGATTGTGCGAATAACTTCACGGTTAATTTCAGCAAGAATCTCTGATGAGAGAATGTTTGCTAATTCTGTTTCAGCGTCAAGACCATGAACTGCTTTCAAGTCTTGTGCTAATTCCATTGAGTATTCTGCTTTCAATGCACGGCTACGAGCAGTTACAGTAACTTTCTCAATAGAGAATGCCATTTCTTGGAAGGTGTTAGAACCATCACCTAATGCTTCAGAAGCACCTGTTGTCATTGTAGCAGGTAAGTTGCTGAATACGGTGTTAGCAAACACATTGCCTGAAGTAGCAGTGTTAGATTGCAATGAAAGAGCAGCTTGAGAAGCAGCACCTGAGAAGCCTGCGTTTGCTTCGTCATAGAAAGCTTCTGTACCGCCTTGTGTTGCATAGCGTGAACGCATTGCAAAAATCAAACCAGTTGGACCAGTCATTGGTTGAACGCCTGCGATATCATAAGCGATAAGGTTAGGCAATGAACGGCGAACTAGAGAGATTAGAATTGGGTCAAAACCTGCAACAGGTGATGATGCAGAACCACCAAAACCGCCAGAGGCGACTGTGTTGGTCATTGAGTTTGTTGGGCCTACTTCGTTAAGAACTGATGCAGCCTTTGTCATTTCTTGAGCTTGGTTCTCAAGAATAACGGCAGTAACAGCCTTACGATATGGGTCCTTAATAGGGGCTAATTCTGCGTGGTCGAGAACGCCTTCCCATTTTTTTTGTAGTTGTTCGGACAAATACATTTAAGTTTCTCCTTTAGGGTTTTACTTTATTAAATCTTAGTTTTAGAAATTGCTTGTGATACCATTGCAACTAGAGGGTCGTTAATATCAACCTTCTTGGCATCAGTATCTTCTACCTTTTCGTGTAGTTGTGTTTCATCTGCCTTTTTAACGCCAGATGGGAAGTAATTCTCACGAATTGTCTCAATCTTATTTTTGTATTCGTCCTCTGTGGAGAATTCTACACTCTCTGCGAGTGATTTGATTTTTTCGATTTGAGTAGTTGTAAGACCTTCACAAACTTCACGGGTAATTTCATTCTTGTGTGACTCTACAAGCGCTTTTGCGAAACTAACACCACGCTCGATTTCTTCGTTGAGTTTGCCTTCAAGTTCTTCAACTTTGGTAGCAAGTTCGTCAACTAGGTCAACTTTTTCAGTTGGTACATCGATGTAGTGTTCTGCAAATAGATTGCGGAGACCTGCAATGAATTCTTCTGTCAATTCGGCACGGAGACCGGATTCGATAGCAATTTCGTTATCTGCCAACCACTGCTCAACAACATAGTTGAGGTAGTCATCTACTTTAGTAGTTAAGTCAGATTTGATTTCTGTAACTGCTTCTTCGAGCATTGAGGCATATTTGGTCTCAATTTCTTCTTCAATTTGTGTTACTCGGTCTAATACACGAGCTTCAAAAATTGTAGCAGCTTTAGATTTGAATTCTTCTGAAATGGTAGAATCATCAGAGAATAATGCATCGATATCCTCTTTCATTTTCTTTTTCATTTCTTCTTTTTTCATGTGAGAAGTTTCTTCTAAAGTTTCTTCTTCAGAAATAACTTCTTCGTCTTTCTGTTCTTCTTCAGCCATCTTTTTCATGGTGTCTTGTTTGTCACCAGATGCTGCAGAAGGTTTTGTTGTTGGAGCAGTTGCACTCTTAGCAGCCTTAGTTGCATCGATTTTATTAGAATCGTCATCTGGCTTGCTATTTTGAGGAGTAGGACCGCCTAGGTCTACTGCATCAGCACCTTGTAATTTTTCTGGTGGCATAGCTGGAGCTGATTTCTTGCTTCCTGCAAGAATGTCTGCTGCGGCTTCCATGAGTTTATTTGTTGCCATTAGGAATCTCCTTATGATTTCTTATTTATAAAATTAAAGTTTTCTGAGGTAATTTTCAAACAGTTTAAGAGC